GTTTAAGCTCCGTGTATTGCTAATAGGTTTCACTAATACTGATCTCTTATGAATGCAGCAACAACATGTGCAAAGCTTATGTCATTGGGTGCCCCTAAAGAGACCGCTTCAAACGTCGTGAAGACGCTCGAGAAGTGGATTACTAACAATGGCGTCGAGTGGACAATCGATCACCTAAAGGACATGAAACAAGTTTTCCTCGGAAAGCTTGCTGGTGTCCCGGTGACAACGAAGACGTGGGTCAAGCTCCGTCCGGATGGGTATCCGGCTGGCCCTATGCTATCAACCTTTCTGCGACGGGAAACCGTCACTCCAAGGAGGGTAACGCAGGCGTTGACGATTCTCACTTCCTACTCTATGTACTTTGCTCCGCAATGTACACCGAGACAGAAGGAGAAGTTCTTCGGTAGTATGACATCTACTGACAAGACAGGAATGACTTCGAAACTGAAGATTGTGCCTCGCACAATCCCTTATGTTTCATCGCCCTTCCAGAAGTTACGTCCCTTTATGGCGCAGTGTATCTCAGATACACGGCGCGCACCTGGGCCTAACCTTAAGTCCTGTCCGGAGTCAGACTACTTGTCCGTGCTTAGACATGCGCTTGATTCAGACAGCATTTCGTCTATCATCGGCCAATTTCCAAAAATCTCTGAGAGGGTTCTCCCTCAGCGAGATTATACGGATAGGTACATGATGGAACGATTTACACCTGATCGCAAACGCAAGTCAAAGCTACTCGACAATTACGGGTCTATTTCTGGAATACAGGAACCGGGCTTTAAGCTTAGAGCCGTGGCGAACCCTTCTAGGATCATTCAAGCTATGCTTGAACCCTTAAAGGACCTCGTCATGGATCATCTTAAAACACTCCCAACTGATCATACCCATGATCAGATGGCAGCGATTCCTAAGGTTCAGGAGATGTTACGCTCCGGGGAAGTTGTCCACTCTGTGGACCTCTCCGACGCGACAAACCTCTTCCCCTTACCGTTGCAGGTTGACCTCTTGCGCAAGATGTGCCATAAAGATTACTCTGAATTCATTCAGGTATTCGAACTGGTATCTAAAGGCAATTGGTTAACCCACCTCAACGGTGCACCAGAATTAGTAAAGTTCTCA